CCCATGATGCAGGTTTGTACACTTGTCCAGTTTTCTTGTCAACAAATGCATGAACTGAAGCGTCTCTGAATTTTCCAAAATGTCTGCTGCCTGTCCAAGTCTCAAATTCCTGTTGAACTATCTTGTAATACTTCTTACCAGTTTTAACTTTGAAGTGCATCAAGTTCGCTTCACCATTTTCGATAGCATCTAATTGCTGTCTAGCATACTCTGGATAATTACCTGATAGATTTCCCTGTAATGTGTTCATGTGATACTGACGATAGTTTTCTGTAATAGTATCAGCATATGTTTGAGTCCATTCTGCGACTCTTTGCTCTAGTGTTGTTTCTGTAAGAGTGGTCATAATCTTTGTTTGTTATACTACTATTATAGAGGATGATAACACTAATATGAGTGCTATTGTGCCACTAATATAAGTGGCATAGTGACTATTTCGCATAGTCCTCCAGTGTGATACCTTTTTCATAACAATACTCAATTAATACTTTATGAATCTCATCAGGAAAGAAATCCCAATCTCCATCTTTTTTTAAATCCTCTGCAAGTATGCTAACTTGTAAATCATCTAATAATGGATAGAATGATTTAATAATCCTAGTCAAGTTCCACTCTATAAAAGTGTCTTGATTTGTAATTACAACTTTTCTTCTCATTTAGTTAGTTTCCTCGAATGATTCTCTTAATGGGTTTTTAAAAGGTGTTTTCATGTAGTCTTGAATCTCATCAATAACTTCGCCAAAACCATCATCCCAGTAGTTTTTTGCTTCATCAATAAACTCTTCATCTGGCATGTTTTTGTATAGGTCATCAAGATCATCCATGACATATTGAACTAGATCTTTTGTTGACATGTTATCTACATATCTCTCAACTAAAAATGATTTTAGTTCGTTAATTAGTGCTTTGTCCATGATTAGTTCTCGTAAAAGAAATCGTCTTCACCACCAAAAGGTGATGCTTCATACTCTGTATCTGCATCTATGTTTTGTTTTAGATTGTCATCATAGATGCGAATGGATAACTCTCCGTTATCTGCCATGCCTACCCATCCCTTACGGTCGAGTGCATTGTCAATAATGTCATATACTTTTAGGACTTCTTCATCATTTAGAAATCCGCATATGTTCCAATACTTTTGGGTTGTAAGATTGTTGGTCATGTTTGTTTGTTGCTTATAGTACTATTATAATGGATGGATAATCCTAATGGTAGGTGACTTGTGCCACTAATATAACTGTCATGCACTATTCTCTTTCCATACCCAATTTGTAATATCCTGTTGTCTAGCGTCAGCAGTTCCTACATTTTCCTCAGCAAAAAATGTCCTGTGGAATACTTCATAGTCAGCATAATCCCACTCCACTCCCTCAAAAAATGGGTCTTTAATCCATGCTTCAAGTTCCTCTTTTGTTTTGAAGTCAATTGTGCCTGTGTTGTTTTCGTGAATTGTGATTCTGTACATTTACCACTCCATAGTTGGTTGTTTGTTTTGTGCCTTTTCAACTTTTGCTGAATAGTTCACTTGTTGATCTTGTATTTTTTCAAATACACTCATTTGTTTTGATGTTAAAGGCATATCCATATCCCTAAGAATATCATACAGTTTAATAAACTGATATGCTTCATCAAATGTGATTTCTATTTTCATGATTATCTGAAGTTGAGTGATTTTACACCATTTCTTGATATGACTGTATCAGATCTCTCTCCACTTTCGTCATAATCTGAGTCCACCATGTCCTCTAGTTCCTGACCTGTTTTCTCTGAGAGTGCATCAAAACTAGGATAGAATAGGTCATCTAAGATTTTCTCTGAGAGTACCTCTTCTGCATCTGTCATGTAAACTCTGTAAGATCTGATTGCTGAGTAAACTAACTCGTATTCTGCTCTGGTCATAATGTTTGTTTGTTGTTTATACTAATATTATAAAGGATGGATAAACCAATTACTAGGTCACTTGTGCCACTAATATAAGTGACACACTAAACATATGCTAAGGGTGGAATACCCTCTATAAAGATATAGTCAACTACATCCTGTATTTTCTTAGCAATTCTCTGAGAGTACTTTCCTGATAAGGGAACACATATTTTACCATAAGGTTTATGGTATAATTCATATGCTCCTACTGGAACTTTTCCCTCTGCCATTGCTGCTCTGTCCTTAGGGTGTATCCTGATAACTCTACCAATAGTTTGTGCCATTTCGATAGTAGGTAGATTTCTCAACATAATAGTATGAGTGAGACCTGCTACATTGATACCTTCAGATAATATAGAGTAATGGAATATGATAAACTTTCTGTTCTCATCCTTACCGTATTCTGTAAGAGTATTGAAAAACTCTTCTCTTCCTACTTTCTTACCGTTGATGTTAGCACCATACTTTGATGTGATGTGCATAACGTCATATCCCTGCATGTATAACCATGCAAGTGTATCAGTTTTTGTAAGGATAGCGAAAATGTTAGCAGTTGATTGTCCTGCTACTAAAATCTTAGGATTGATAACTGTCATGTCCTCGATCATATCCTTAAGATTGTCAGCATCAACTTCATGAGCATTGTATCTGTCTCTTACTCTGTCTGTCTCGAATGGTATTACTTCGGGTGGTAGTATTGAACCACCATCAATAAGTTCCTGTGCAGTTGTTTGCTCTAATGTTCTGCCAAATACTGAACCGTTGCACATTCCTCTTACACCGTTGACACTCTTCTTACCTCTTGACACTTTAGGTGTTGCAGTAAAGAAAAACTTACGAGTTCTAGGTCTGTGACTTATCTGTTCGATAGGTATAAAGAAGTTCTTTGATGTACCATTGTGTGCTTCATCAAAGTAAATTGTATCAATTAGAATACCACTATCAACAACTCTTTTGAGTGAGTGATATGTTGTAAAGATGATACGATTCTCTCCCTGCTGCATCACATTGTTTTGCCATCTTACAATATGATCTGTCTTAAGAGTACTTGCGTGGATTGTCTCACCACTATGAACATGTAAACACTCTATTGTAAGATTATGCTTACCGTCTAAGTTCTGCTCGAAAAACTCTGCACATAACTGATTCGCTAATAATATACGAGGTGCAACAACTACAATAGTTTGATCTGATTTAGTTGATAGTTCTCTGATACAGTCAGCGATCATGATGAATGTTTTACCACCACCTGTAGGGATGATAACCTTACCGTTGCCAGAAGTCATTGCGTTGTATGCTCTGGTCTGGTGTGGTCTTAGTGTATCTGAAAACATAATTTCCTTTGAATACTCTTATTATAGCATAAAAAAGACCCCTGTGAAGGGGTCTGTACCACTTAACCAACTGTCCACCACAAACAAAAAAAGTGGACTGACCTATAGAATAACCAGTTCTATAGACGAGAGGAAACAAAACATAACCAACTGCTTAAGTTCGACTTAAATGCGTATGCGAGTGGTTTTAACTATGCTAGTTAAATCTTTAGTCATCTAATGACTTCACGTTCGGTGTCCGCAACCTTGAAAGTCTTATGTTGGTAGGTTTGTTTCCCCACTATTAATATAACAGGTCTTGTAGAGGATTTGTGGTCTGTTGTGCAACTTCTTCAACTGGCACACGTTGGTCTATCAAATTACCGTACTCTTCATGCAACTCACATCCGATATAATCTCTACCCAATTGCTTTGCAACCATAGCAGTAGTTCCTGATCCCATGAATGGATCCAAAATTATATCACCTTCCTGACTCCCTGCTAATATGCAAGGTGTAATTAAGTCAGGTGGAAAAACAGCGAAGTGACTTCCTTTAAATGGTTTATTTGTTATTGACCAAACATCACGTTTATTTTTCCTGTCATAAGACTTGGATAACCCACTATGAGGAACCAACCCACTACCAGTATTATGGTACTTACCTTTAGTGCGGTCTCTTGTACCCCAGTCTTTTGCAGGTTCTTTGATTGCTTCATTGTCATAATAATACTTTTTGTTCTTTGATAATAAAAATATGTACTCATGTGATTTAGTACATCTATCCTTCACCGATTCTGGCATTGGATTAGGTTTATGCCAGATAATATCTTGTCTTAGATACCATCCGTCTGCTCTCATTGCGAATGCAAACATCCAAGGGATGCCAATTAAATCCTTTTCCTTGAGTCCTTCTAATTTATTACCACGTTTATTACATTGTGTTGGTAGGTCTTGATTAGTCTTACTTACTGTTTGTTTAGGATATGATTGACCTTTTCCTGGTCGATAGTTATAATAACTATCACCTAAGTTAACCCATAGAGTTCCATCATCAGTTAATACATTCCTAACCTCTTTGAATACTCCTACCAGTTGATCTATAAACTCTTCTGGTGTCTTCTCTTGTCCTATCTGATTCTCTTCATTACCATAGTTCCTTAATCCATAGTAAGGTGGCGAAGTTACACAAGTTCTTGCCTGTTCATCAAATTGTTTGAGTGTATCTCTACAGTCTCCATATAATATTGTATTTCTCATAATATTACCTTCTCCAATAACCATCTTACTTCCTTGAATGATATTCTCTTACGATACTTACCACTCTTTTGAGTTGATTTAAAACTTGTCATGTAGAAATCATTTGTTTGTTGTCTGTATTCTTCCATTGCTTCATTGAATAGAGGTATATGTTTATCTCTAAGGTATGATGATTCAATAGGAAATATATTTCTATTAGTTCCTTTACATTTAAGACTAGCATTAACAAGTCCTCTTCTATCCTCGTCTTTCATTCTTCTTAGATAGATGTTATCCTTTTCTGTTGTATCAATACCAATAATAATATAATCACTAAAATCAGGTGGATTAAATGTGACAGGAAAATCAGATGATCGAGGAATAAAATTATCATCTACTTGAATACATTGACCATTGACATATAATTGTGTAGTTGTTTGTTGAGGTACAAAATATGCTACACCTGCAGGATTATCTGTATCTGAAAATAGTTTCATATCAAATTTATCCCATGCAAATAATCTATCCTTAAATAGATTCTGATTGTAAAATGTTGATGGTATAATTGCTGCAACATAATCACAATTATCTAACATTAATTGTAAACAGTCAAGGTATAAATCTTCATGCTTTACAATTACTGGTAGTCTTTTTCTTGATATAATTGTCTTTGCTAAGTATGGTGGATTAGTAATACATACTTGATAATCTTTAGGAAAATCTTTTATAGTATCTCTTATCTCTACATTAAAATGTTGAGGGTCAACATCATAACCTACCCATGCTGCATCTATGAAATCAAATAGATTCCCTGCACCTGCAAATGGTTCTAATACTGGTTCATTTTTAGGTACTAAACTATACCATGCTTTAAAAGCATCAGAATTATTAAAAGGGTCAGTAGTTGTGTAATACTGACCTAACAATTGTTTTGATTGCATCAATACTTAATTAATCTTTCTTGTAATTCTTTATGATTAACAACCCAAATGTTTCCAGTAGGATTATCAAATTCTTCTTGTAATTTATTATACTCTACTTCTAGGTCTGTGTCAATCAAAGCAATGTAAATTATATCTTTTCTTATTGAGATGTCTCTACCCCATGATAACCATCTTTTCTCTTCTTGAAATACATTATCCTGTCCTCCTCCTTTACCTAAACAATACTTATGTGATAACCATCCAAATAATTTACCATCCTTCTTGATCTCTCCATCAATAGTTTTAATATCATTAACTGTATTACCAAACTTCTTTTTATATAATGCGTTAGGATATGTTTTACCATCCATTGCAGGTCTTAATAATGAGTTAGGTAGGCACTCTACTCTAAATCCATAATGTTTTACAGTTTGATCTATACCATTGAGTGTGAATACTTCATCCTGTCCACTCTGTCTATGTGATTCCTTACCTAATACAACCGCCAACATTTTAGATACTGCACTATTACCTTGGCAGTTCATGAATAAATCTCTCTCCCCACATCCATGAAAGTCTAAGTGACGTTGCAATGCAGTTTCATTAATATATTTCTTGATCGGTTCTTTATCTAATATTCCCTTCTCTAAAATTGCTGCGACATTTTTCCATGTCTCATCTTGTCTCTCACTCCTTAGATTAGGAACATCAAATTCAAATAATACTGGTCTAAGTTTCATGATTAAGGTTGTATTACCATAATTATAGCATAAAAAAAGACCCCTGTGTAGGGGTCAATTAAATTACTGGAACATTTCGCTACATATTCTCCTACATTGATTTGGATGCGAATTGTCTGTTGTACATTCGATTAAGCAATCGAAGTAATCGTTTTGAAGATCATCCGTATCTGCACTTGAGAGCGTGTTATCGTTAAAATGATATGATGCCATTTGATTGATTGAGATTATATTGTGCATTAGATGATGGGGTAAATGTGTACTATTCCATTACGACTAAGTTAGGGAACATTTTTCTTTCCTCCACATTCTACACTATTATTTACTATAATGGTATGTTTTGGAACCCTAATTGTTGCAAGAATTAATGCCTACCTCTCTACTCTCCACTCTGGGTCATTAGTTGGATGTACCCAAAATTCTATCCCTGTAGTAGGATTTCTAATCTTCCATTTGTCAAGACGTTCTGCAACCCACATGTTAGGATCTCTCCTCATGTGATAAACAAACATTTCTCTTGCTGCTCTTGTCTTAGGATAAACCCTAACTCTACCACTCTGCATTTGTCAAGTAAGATATTGTATCGTCTTGACTACCAAGTACAGAAGAGACCCAATCCTCTTCCCTCTCTTGAGTTTTTTCTTGTCTTGTGTCATAATCAACCTCAAGGTAGTTTTTTCTCTTCATAACCGAATCCTCCGTTTTGGAATTGACGTTCTTCCTCTGCTTCTACCCTAAGTTTCCTTAGAGCAGTTTTCAGTTTGTGCAATTCCCCACTATCGTATAGTGATGGGTCTTGCTCACTCTTTTTGAGTGCGTGTTTTAAGAGTCTGATTTGACCCTTATTGCTGAAGAACTTTCTCATTATAGTATGTCCATGTCTTTACCTGTTGCTTTAGTAGACTGTTTGTCAACTGGCACAGGTGTGATTTTAAAGTTTGCACTAAATGTAATGCGTTCCTCAGTTCCTTTATGAGGTGACACAAAATGTAGATAATGTGATGGGAACATTAATATATCACCATCCTTTACCTTTGGAATAGTTAACTGTTCATCAGGTGTATTTAATACCTTATCAATGCCAAGTATTCTAATATGTGAAAATTCATTATTATAGAATCTAAAACCTGAGTCTGACTCATCAGCAAGTTTATAAAAATATACCATGCTGATATTTGTACCATCAGCATCACTGTGGTCATGTGTCTCTTGATAATCTTGTGGTTGATATTTATTTGCCCAACTATTTTGCATAGTAATGTCAACGTCAACCTTAGTGCCGACCTCTCCAACAAATTTATCCATAGTTGGTTTAATACATTTTAACCATGAGTGCCATAGATTCATTGTATTGTTCTCATGTCCCCATGATGATTTGACTGCACAATTCCAACCTTTTGGTTTAGAGAAATTGTCGTCATTATTTAAAAAGTCACTAAAAAGTTTTTTAGTTGTTTCTTGATCTTCTATTGATAGAGTATCATGAAAAAACCATTTAGGACTAAACACTTGTATTGTCATTGATGTTTATAAAGGTCTTTTAAATGTAATGCTTCAGTTATCTCTTCTATATCTTTCATTTTCTTTTCATACTCATTAAATGGTATTGCACCATCACGAAAATACTGCTTTTGCAGTTGACATACATACATGATTAATGAATCTTTGACTATTAATTTCTGTTTGTGATCTATAATGGCACTATGCACTATCATTTTCGTAATGTTTTAACGTACTCTATCATTTTATCACGTATCTCCATCATTTCAAGGTAACATCCTTGATTGTATGCACATGCACGTAATTTAGAATCTGGTTTCAATAAAGACTCTATGAAGAGATCAAGTCCTCGATTGTACTTAATCTCTTTAGTTTCTTCTCCAATAGTATTTTGATCCATTAATATTGAGTTGTGTAATCTAAATCTACGTCAGCAAATGAACCATCATCATAGTCTAGGTCTTCATCAAAAATCTCGCTCTTGGTTTGATCTTTGTTGTCTCTGTCCTTTGTCAATAACTTTTTTGTCATGTCTTGATGCCTCAGATTGGAAACGATTTTGTGAACCTTTTTGACGTTTATCCCTAATGGATTTACCGAAAGAATAACTTTCTGAACCATTGCGTCTAAATGTCTTACCCATGATAGATTAGAATTTACTAAACATATTTGTATTATATATTAGCATAATTACTGATCTTTTTCAAGTTGTTTCGCATACATTTTTAAAATTGTATCAGGTGCATCTAAATTGGCATCTTTTTTAACAACTGGTTTTGATTTGTCTATAACCAAATCAAGACTATCAAACACGAAACCGACTCCATGTAAAAAATCCTCGATCTTTTCTACCGCATCTGGTAGATAAGTCGAGTTAAATTCTTTAGTTGTGACAGTTCCGTCTGTGTCGTCTGTACATATGAGGTTGAACTCTGGCATTATTTTGCTATTAGTTCCTCTTAGTATAGCAGATCAAATGTTATTTGGCAACCCTATGGAACAGTTATACTAACGTCACTACCTGTATATGAATATGCAGTGACCGTACCTGCTGCATCTGTGATTCTAACATATCCATGTCCACCTGCTGCTGCGTTAGAGTCTCCTCCTACTGATATACCACTACCAGGATATCCCTCAAATCCTGCTCCTGCGGGCATCCTGTATTCCCCTCTGTGATTTTGTATATTACTACAATATGTTGGGTTCAAATATCCTGAACCTCCTCCACCACCTGCCATTGTGTTGGACTCTGAATATCCACCTGCACCTCCACCATAATATCCTCCTCCACCTGCTCCACCGTAGCAGTTTGAGTTTGGTGTACCACCTTCTAATGCTCTTGCTGAGTAAGAACTACCGTCTTGACAGTTTCTACCTGCTTCATGTGCTGAACCTGCTCTACCTCTATATTGCAACTTATCATCATATGGGGATTCACCGTCTTGTCCAGTAGTACCTCCACCTGCACCACCAATGTTTCCTTCTTGACCTCTAGATGAACCACCTCCACCTCCACCACCTGCAATGAGTAATACATTTGCGTGTGATACAGAAGTTATGAATACTGCTGACGCTCCTCCACCATTTGAACCATATCTATTATCTCCACCGTCTCTGTTTGCTTGTCCTCCTCCACCATATGACATTCTTGTACCATTAACTAATCCACCTTCTCCTACTCTAATTACAAGAGTTGTATTAGATGCTAAACCATTAATATCTGCTTCTACATATCCTCCACCACCACCTTCTGCACCATATGACCATCCACCTGCACGACCTCCACCGCCACCTGCTCCCCAACATTGAATTCTATATTGCCTTCCTGCTCCTTCTGCGTTCTTCCATCCAGTACCATCATATACCATCATCTTGTTGGTAGTGGTATTTTGTACCATTTCCCCTGCTACTACGCCACTTGTAGGTAATTGTGCAGTTGTTTTCTGTGGTATTTTTATTTTAGCATCAACATCAAGTTCACCTGTTGCGTTGACGTTGGTTGCGTTTACAGTTCCTACATTCAGTTGTGACATCTTACCAATAAATTATATCTTCTGATATATTTATTAAAGTAATCCTTTATCTTTGTCCTCTTCTAATTCTTTTTCTTTCTTAAGTTGTCTGTTAGTCCAGATACCAATTGCTATGATACTTAAGTATGCAAGTGTATCATCTAACATAACAATAAAGAAAATTGCTG